CTCTTTCATTTTCAATCATATCGATTGTTTTTTCAACAAGGTCACTATTATTATACAAGTCAATACCTGGGGTTGTGAATACATTAATGTTTACAGCTTCTGGGTTAGCAAATGTTCTAATACCTAACAAGTAAGCATAGTAATCTGTGTTTCCGTATTCTATTGCTCCATCACCGATTGCAATTTGTTTAAACAATCCATTACCTTTTCCTTTAGGGAATCGTAAAGATGAACAAGCACCATTTAAGAATCCTGATCTACCCAAAGTATATTTATCAGCGTTTGTTCTGTATTCTCTATAGATGTCCCAACCATCAAATCCACCATAAACCATTACTGTGAATTTTCTAGCGTTTAATCTGTAATATGGGTCAGTTGGGTCAGTAGGTTCTGAAGAAAACGACGCGTCACCAACTTCAAATGCTGAAGTACCACTTGATGCAAATGCACCAGAAATTGTGATTCCACTAGCAAATTGGTCCATATGGAAACCTTTAGTTTTGAAATCCCAATCAAAAGGTTCGCCAGTACATAAATTAAATGGTTTTCTTTTTCCTTTATATTGGAAGAAGTCAGTATCAACACCCCAATAAGAACCTAAACCTAGGTATGTTCTTCTAATGTTGTCACCAGGACTTGTAAATGCGTCATCACCACCACTAGATAAACCAAAAGGAGGGTTAAACACTAATTCACCCGGTGTGAAGTATTTAGTTTTATAAACTGGGAATGGTGATTTTCCACCTGGATACTCTCTAAATGTATAACCTTCAAAACCACAAGGAATTGCATCTATCGGAGCATCTTCGTTAATCTCAACAAGAACGTATCTAGATTTCAATTCATATTCACCATCTAATGTACCAATTTTTTTAGCAATAAAATTGTTTTCTTGTGGATTCATAGAACAGTTTGTGAATTTTTCTAACACAACTGGATTAGCATCCGTATCAAAATAATCTCTAATTAAAACAGTAAACGTTTCGTTATTAAATGATAAGTCAGTAAATGATATTTTAACTTCTGTGTTAGCACTATTACCATCAGAAATTGTATATAGTTTAAATAAGTTATAAACTTTTGTACCTCTTAATTCTGATACAACCCAAGGTGTACTTGGTGATTGGAATTTTTCTAAGTAGTAACCAATACTGTTTAAATCATTGCTTTGTGCTCCTTCACTTACAACAAGTTCAGCACTCAAGCCTCTAATATACCCTTTACTCCAAGCATAGTTAAGTAAGTTCAAATAAGACTCTTCAACCATCAAAGGAACTTGAGTTCTTGGTTTTTCAAAATTACCACGACCAAATACTTTATTAATGTTTTTAGCATCACTATTAGATAAAGATACTTCAAAGTCAAATTCTTTACCATCATAGTTAGTAACCCCAACACTAAATGGTAAGAATGGATTTTTAAGAACACCACTATATTGACCAGTCATATCAATTGTTACATCAGTTACACCAGTAACTTCATAAATTGGATTTGTTCCGTCAGAATATGGTGAAATACCTCTTGAACGTAAAGTTGTAACAACTAAATCATCGTATTCAGTAAATGATGAACCAGTATAATAATAAATCATACCAACTACCGAACCTGTAAAACATACATTTGGTATTGGTGGTACTGTTGTTGTAGTAGTTGTTGGTAAAATTGGGTCACAAATAAATTGTAGGTTAATTGTAACATCATTCGGGTTTAACTCTGCTGGATCACTTGATACTAAATTACTTAATGAACCAGTACCTGCCAATCTTTGGTAGTCATCGTTGGGGAAACTAACAATAGTACAACCACTAACTTCACCAGCTTCGATTGTTACAGAATCACTAATTAATATTGGTAATCCACTTGTTACATCTATTGTTGCATCAAAGGATAATGTTACATCATTTGGTACTGGTAATGTTGAAGATAAACAAAACTGTACAACAATTGATCCTGGTGCAACACTAACAACTAAATTATAAGGACCAAAATTCCCAGTTGTTGTAGTTGTTGTTGTTGGTAGTAATAAAGGATTAAAAGGATTATTCAAACTTGTATAAACATTTGTTTGTTGTAAATTGTCAACAGATGTAAAGAAAGAAAAACCAGAATATAATCCACTTCCAGCATTTTGAAATAATGCGTAATACCAAGAATCGTTTTGTGGTGAACTTGGGTCTGAATTTTCAAAAACCACATTGTCAACCGCAAATACATTTGTTTCAGCTGTGTAACCACCAGCATATAAACTATTATAATCTGCTTGTGGAACAGAACCAAAATATCTAATAAAATTATTCTGTGCTGCAGTTGGGTTGCTACTATTTATTACATCAGAAATTAAAGCATTAATTTGTGTTTGTAGTGTTGATAAATCACCGTCAAATTCTTCATAAGAAGAAGTTAATATATTTTGAATGTCGCTTGGGAAACTTGTTGTGTATGAAACAAAACCAGTATTTAATGTACAGGCACTAAATTCAACAGTAAAAGGTAATTCTTTTTTAATAACACAAGCTGGTTCACACAAAACAGTACCAGCACTTAAACACCAATAATCTAAAGTTTTTGGGTCTAAGTTTGCTTTAGTTAATATAGACCAAGAAGGTCCAGCATCATAACCAGATAATCCTAAAATTCTGGTGACAAATAATTGATTTGATTGTTGTAAATATGCCTTAGCAATATAAGCAGATTCATATTTAGGAATCTGTGTGTTTACAAATTTTTCTGGTGATGTCCCACCAAAATACTGTTGGAATTCATCGTAGTTTCTAACAAAGATAGGTTCAAATGCTGGACCTTTAATTGTTTCTCCGGCAATTCCTAGAGTTGTAACACCAACGCTTTGAGCAACAAAACTCAAATCAACTTCTGATGTATAAACTCCTGGTGATACAAAAACTTTACTATTAGTAGCCATTGTCTTTTTTTAATTTATTCATTTATTTTAATATAAATATTAGCCTTTTTACTAAAAACTTTACTTATTATAAACTATTTATATTTTGGTATGTTTTTTTTCTACCTTTTTTCTACCTATGTCAGAACAACAAAAAAAGATTAAAAATTTAAAGATTGATAAAGACGTTCACGATGTCTTAAAAAAATATTGTGATAAACGTGGACTAAAAATGTATAAGTTTTTAGAAGGTCTTATTTTAGAAAAATGTAAAGAAAAAAAAGATATATATGGTGAAGATTAATTTAACGCTTCAACATATACTAAACTTGCAACTTTTGTTGCGTCTAATCTTACAATTTGAAACAAAATTGTATCATTTGTATTAATTTGTATTTCAGTTAAATCATTCCCATAATAATCACCATTAATATAGACTTGAAACGAACTTACATTATTTGATTGTGTTAGATTCATTTTAAACGTATAATTAAACAGTTCTTCAACCTCATCACTTGTAACAGGAAATACAACATCATAAACTGTTGGCTCTGGTGGTTGTGCTCTTTTTTGTCTTTTCTTTTTATATGGTGTTTCAGTTTCAAATAGTTGAAACGACCTTGTAATTGCTGGACTTACTTCAAATTGATCCTCATCTATTAAAAACCCCATCATTGTAAATTCGTATTTTTGAATATAATATTTTCTTTTTTCCAAATCCATAACAGATTCATCTGTAATACTATTCATTTTAATTGGAATATAATGTCCCTTAATAGTTTGGTAAGCTTGTAGTGATGAAAATTTTTCAATAACAATTTGGTTAAATTTATTAACTTCACGCATTCTATTACAGATAATTGCAACGGTGTATGTTATGTCTACTGGTACTGGTTGTGGTATTTTGTAAATATCATAACCGTTTTTATTTCCATCCCAAGTTGGTACTTTAGCATAAAAGTACAATCTCCTATTTGGTATTGTGTATACAATTGAAGGGTTATTACCGTATTTAACTTCTGGTGTTCTAATTACAGTAATAAATGGTGGTTCCGTATTTTTATCTATATTTTGAAAATCCCAGGTTTCGGTAAATTGAGCCCAGTTTTGTGTTGTTATTAAAATATCAATCATTGGAACTGTCTTTCCTTCTACCACACATTTTAATTCGTCACGAACAAAATCTAAAAATCCCCTATCCAAATCAGCATGTAATAAACTTTTTGGTAAGAATGTTCCATCAGCTTCTATCATATCACGAAGTTCTCTTCTTCGTGGTAGTAAAGTTTTAGATTCCGTAAGCGGAATATATTTTTTTATTTTTTTTGGTAGTCCCATTATTATAATGCTCTAAATTCATTAGGTCCGACTGGTGCCGCAACAATTGTTTTATAAAAAGGTCTATATCCTTTATATGTGTGTTTAAAATCAGAGATTACTCTACCATCGTTTACAACTGTATAATATCTAACAAAATTTTCAGTATCGTAATAACCAACATAATCTCCAAGGTCAATTTCAATACCTAACTCTTCTAAAGTTTTTAAATAAACTGAAATTGTAATGTTTCCAGGTTCTAGTTGTACATTCTTTGTTGAACCTACGTTTTTATTTTCTGGTGCTGCAATTTGTACAAATGCACTAAATTCAATAGGTGGTAAAAACTTGATACCGTCTGATACAGTTTCACCATAAACATCATCTGTTTTTGTTTTAGTTTTATCAACTTTATAAAGAACACAAGTAAAATTCATATCGCCAATTAACCACTCTTGACCCATTTCAATTTCAAGATTAAAATCACTATCACCAAAAAATTTACCCAGTCTTGTTATCGGAACTCTGTTTTGCATTTTTGTCTATTTATTGATAAATATTGTTTTTATTATTATTTTTAATTATATCTAGGAATTTTGGAATTGCAAAAACAATTATTAGAACACAAAGCGCTTGATTTATTAGACACATATAGTGGTGCTAATAATCATATTCTTTATATGAAATCCAAAAAAGAAACAAATAAAAAGTTTTACCCAACAAGAACACAAGCAGAATATGTTGTAACATATTTTGATACAAAGCCAAAGGTTGCTCGTAAGTGGGTTGAACTTGACCCTTACTTTGCTAAAAAGTTTGCACAAGAGAGATATTTGTTTGAAACACCAGAAAAAGTTTACATTGAAAAGCTACTTGTTGAAAAAGATAAGTCTTACCATATATGGGGTAAGTTTTTTGAAAAAGATAATCTTTCTGAATTTTGGGTTCCAAAATCATCGTTAATTAAATCACAAACGGTAGATGAGGTTAATATTGATTATTCAAAATATGAACGTAGGCCACCACTTTCACATCAGAAAGAAGCAATAGAAAAACTGGTTGGTTCCAAAAGATTTATTTTAGCTGATGATATGGGACTTGGTAAGACAACCTCAACAATTATTGCCGCTCTAGAAACTGGAGCAAAGAAAATTTTGATTGTTTGTCCAGCATCACTTAAAATAAACTGGGAAAGAGAAATCGCAAATTATTCAGATAGAACCTGTTTTATTGCAGAGGGTAAAAAATTTTCAACCGAAGCTGATTTTGTTATTGTAAACTACGATATATTAAAAAACTTTCACAGTAAAGAAGATAAAGAAAACTCATTATTATTACAATCAAAATTTGAACTTGTAATTTTAGATGAAGCCCATATGGTTTCAAACGCTCAAGCTCAAAGAACAAAACTTATAAATGATTTTGTAAAAAATATAAAAAGAGTTTGGTTATTAACTGGTACACCAATGACATCCAGACCAATTAATTATTATAACTTATTAAATATAATTGAAAGTCCAGTCGCACAAAACTGGATGGCTTATGCTATTCGTTATTGTCAAGGATTTCAGTTTAGAGCTGGAAATAGAAAAGTGTGGAATGTTACTGGAGCGTCAAACCTAGAAGAATTAAGGGATAGAACTTCAAAACAAATTTTAAGAAGATTAAAAGAAAATGTTTTAGATTTGCCAGATAAAATTATTACACCAGTTTATTTAAGAACCTCATCGAAAGAATATAAAGATTTGATGGGTGAATATTATGAATGGTTAGAAAATAAAAAAGAAGAATCATCTTCACTTACCGTTCAGTTTTCAAAATTAATGAAAGTAAGAAAAGTAATTGCAAATGAAAAAGTAAAAGACACAATTGATTTTGCTCAGAACATTATAGATCAGGGAAAAAAAGTAATAATATTTACAAACTTTACTGACACATTACAACTAATTCACAATCATTTTGGTAAAGAATCTGTATACCTTGATGGTAGTTGTAATAAAGTACAAAGACAATACGCTGTTGACCAATTCCAGGAAAATGAAAAAATTAAAGTTTTTGTTGGTAACCTAAAAGCGGCCGGTGTTGGACTTACTTTAACAGCCGCTGAAGTTGTAATAATGAATGATTTATCATTCGTACCAGCCGAACACGCTCAAGCAGAAGATAGAGCATATCGTTACGGTCAGAAAAATAATGTTCTTGTTTATTACCCAATTTTTGAAAACACAATTGAAGGTGTTATCTATGATATACTAAATAAAAAGAAAAAAGTTATTGGTACTGTAATGGGTGATGAGGTTCAAGAATCTGGTGATGTTGTTGAAGAAATACTAAATTTAATAAACAAAAGAAATTAGCTAATCCCACCTAAAAGTGGGGTTTTTTATTTTATAATGTATTTATAGTTAATGAAAGTTAAGATAAAACATATAAAGTGTGACATGTCTGAAAAAGACAGAAAGTTAGCAAACGATTTTATTAAATTTTTACAAAAAAAATATCCATTAAAAGAAGATATTACAATTATTTTTACTGGTGAAAGATTTGGTACAATGACATCTGGAAGTAGAACTCAAGATTCTGAATTAAAAATATTAACTAAAGGAAGAATGAATAGAGATATTTTTAGAACTTTAGCTCACGAATGGGTACACGAATGGCAAATGAATGTAAAAGGAAAAAAACCAACTAACGATGGTATTGGTGGTCCTTTGGAAGATGAGGCAAATGCTGAAGCCGGTTCCTTATTAAAGAAATTTGAAAAACGATTTCCAGAAAAAGAAGAAATGATGTATGAAGGTATTAATAAAAAAATAAATTTATTAAAAGAAAATATTTTAATTACTGAAAAACAAACTATTAAAAAAGAATTTCTTTTAGAAATGAAAAAAATTGGTATAGAAAAATTACCTTACTCTTATTCAGCATTAAAACAATTTGTTGATCCTGAAACAATGGACATTCACTATAACAAACACTACAAAGGTTATGTTAAAAAATTAAACGACGCTTTATCTAAAAAAAATTATAAAGAAGTTGATTTAGAAGAAATTATAAAATCAATTAGTAAATACGACACAAAAGTTAGAAATAATGCTGGTGGTGCTTTTAACCACGCATTATTTTGGAAAATGTTGTCACCAAAAAAACAAATACCAAAAGGTGAAATTTTTGATAAAATTACCAAACAATATGGTAATATTAAAAAAATGAAAGATGAATTTAATGAAGTGGCAAAAGAAAGATTTGGTTCTGGTTGGGTTTGGCTTGTATTAACAAAAACAAATAGATTAAAAATCATGTCAACACCAAATCAAGATAATCCACTTATGAATATTGTTAAAGATGGTGGATATCCACTTATTGGTCTTGATTTGTGGGAACACGCCTATTATCTTAGATATAGAAACAAAAGAGACGAATATATAAAAAAATTCTGGAACCATGTAAATTGGGAATTTGTAAACGAACTTTATGTTGGTAAATCTAAGAAAAAATTAAATGAGTCTTTTTTAAGAGTTCTATTAGAAAGTCAAGAATTCCAACCAGATATGAAAAAGATTATGAATCGTGAATTACAAAAAATTAGACTAATACCTTTGGATGCTGAAGCATCTGAAGCAGCAATTAATAATATTATTACAACTGAAATTGAAGAACGTGGTTTAAAATTTGATAGGTCCATTACTGGTTTAATGTCTTTAGATTTAAATAATACTTCTGAAAGAACAAGATTTAGATTTAATAATTACTTTCAAAGGTTTATAACAAGTAGAACTAGAGGTTTTGATTTTGAGGCTTTAGTTTCTGGATTACTTGGTGGACAAATGTCAACTGGTTTAAATACACCCTATGATGTTATTGGTCCAGATAGTTCAAAGATTTCTTGTAAGATTGTTAGAAACACAAGTGAGTCACCAGTATTAAAAGGTGTAAAATCTTCACTTGGTGAATATATTAAAACATATACTGGTAGTGAAGAAAATAAAAAATTTTTAGAAAGTATTGTTAGTGAACCAAATGTAATAGCAAAATTAATTGGAAGTGATAATCAAGATTTTAGAAATATTGCCGAAGATTTAATTAGTCATTTACTAGTTGATGTTGACGGTATGTTACTTGGAATACCTAAAGATGATTTTGAAATTGCGTTATATTATTATGATAAAAATGCTTTGAAAAACATACTTAAACTTCCTGGAATGA